ATGTCATATTCAAACGATAGAATGTCACGAAAGGAACGAAGAGCAATCGCCTTCAATCCAAAAACAGCGCTGCAACTCGCGCATCACTCAAGAGTCGGAAAAGAAATGCTCCGCGGAGTCCAGGACAAACCGGAGTCAATCGGCCAGATTGTAGAAGTTCAAGTCGGAACACGCAAAAGCAAGAAAGGAGTCGAATATCCAGTATTCAAAAAGATGCTCGTCACTCCAAAGAAGAAATAATATCAACGAGAGCGTTGCCCTCGATCTCCTTCTCGGAATCTGTTCGTTCGGTTACTTCAAACAGACGGGCGGGAGATCGAGGGCAATGATCCTCACATAATTCAAACCACATATGCAAATCATCAAATATTTACTTATTCAACCAGTTCCAGAGCATGAAGTCCTAGCAGAAGACGGAGTGACAAAAGTCAAAGTTCCTCTTTCATTCTCAAGAAAACTCGTTCAGAATATACGCTTCCACGAAGTTCAAGTTCTCGCAACTCCATTCGAAGATCCAAACTTCACAAAAGGAGAAGAAGTTCTCATTGATGGAAATCATGCGGATCTTGCTCGCAGCACAAACGCATTCGACAGGAACGGAGTTGAAATCTTCGAGAAGGACTATGTGAAGGATGAGGATGGGGAGATATACGAGATCATGAATGCTTGCGGCTCAATGTTCATCGTTGATATGAATGCAGCGTTCGGAGATAGAAAAGAAGAGCCGATCATGATCACGGACGCAGTTGCAAGAAAACTCGAGAGAATCGGAGATGCTTGGAATGATGCGGAGAGACTCTTCCCGATCCCGGTTGAAGTGATCGAGGATATGGAGGAGAAGTCAGAAGAAACAACCACTACAATCTAATTTTATATTTATGTCAGAAATCAAAAAACAAGTGTCTCAAACTTACGAGGAGCGCGCGATCAACTGGATCAACGAACTCAAGCCGGACGAATATGTTTCTCATCTATTCGTCACAATAGATCCTCCACAGGTTCGAGAAGACATCAAGGAGGCTGTGATCCGTTTCGCACACACTCTCGACAAGTTCAACGGATTCTCAAAGGATATGGAGATCCTTGCTCTACACAAGGCGCGCGAGATAGATCGCGAGTTCATGCTTGCTCTTATCGAAGAAGTCGGACCGGAGAAGGGAAAGGAGATCGCGCAGCGTATAACAGCCGGACACGCTCACACAACTCCAGATCAGCTTCAAGTGCATGAGGACATAGATGCAGTCATCGAAGAAGGGATCCAGGAAGCAAAGGAAGAAGAAGGGAAGACAGAAACGGCCTAGACTGTGGACAGTATGCTGTGATGACAGTGTTCCGATGATATAATGTGAGCATGTATGACTTACTCCCGGAACTAGAAAAAGACATTCAGAGTTCGATCTGTGAATATCTCGAGATCCTGGAGGCGCAAGGAAAGATCATGTTCTGGCGACAGAACACTGCTCCGACAGTCAACAAGAACAAAGGCGGAGAATGGTCCTTCCGAAAGATGCCGAAGTTTACGAAGAAAGGAGTCCCGGACATCATCATTATCGTGAAGGGAAAGTTCATCGGACTTGAGGTGAAGACGAAGAAGGGTGTTCAAAGCAAGGATCAAAAAGACTTCCAGGCGTTAGTCGAGAAGAATCAAGGGGAATACTACATTGTGCGATCAATCGAGGATGTAATCAAAATCATCAAATGAAAAAGAAATACTCACACATTTTATATAGCGGACGGGGAAAGGGACTCAAATGTTTCTTTGGGCTTCACTATTGGAACTATTCTCCATCACGATATCAGCGCAGCTGTAAGATGTGCGGGCGTATCGAGAAACAAGTATGACCTACGATCTAGAGCGTCACTATACGCAAGAAAAGCCTATCTCCGACGAGGAACTACAAAAACGAATCAAAAAAGCACTTTCATCATGAAAAAAAGACAACCATCAAAAGCAATCAGACTCGACGACGAACAGATCGAAGTCATCCACGACAGACTCAAGAAGGAAAAGAAGGCAAAGATCACTCATGTCGGAACTCTCTATGTGAAGAGGATGAAGGAGCGAAAGTTATTCCATCACTTCTCCGGAAAGGATATCGTGATCCCGGCGTACAATCGAGTTACATTCAAAGCAACAGCGGAGGTGGACAAGTTCATTCAAGAATAATATGAAACTATCCTACACACAAAAGGATGGCGGCGAATATGTCCTCATGACAAAGATCTCAATGAGGCCTCCTTTTCAAAGAGGTGGCTTCCGTCCATATCTCCAATTCATAGCAGTTCATGTATTCAAGAAAATAGATCCAGGAGCAATCCCGGAGAAAGGGAAAGACTACAAAGGAATCGTGTGGACATACATTGTTCCTACAGAGAGAGTATTGATCAACACGATATACCTATCTCTCACATGGTTCGGGGTACGAGTGGGGGTTCGTTTACCTTATAAAATCAAGATAATGCCGAAAGGCTCACTATACACAAAATGAAAAACATCATTTTCAGATTCATCATCAAGAGGATCCTCAAGGATCTATACAAAAACGGCCATGGCTACAGGTACGGAGTGATCTCATACGATCAGAAGTCAAACGGGAGAGGAGAATATATCACGATCACTATTGATGATCATCTCTATCGCTAGTATGTGGCTAATTTACAGCATGGAGCATCGTGCATACTGGAAGCCTTCACATAATGGCTACACAAAGAGCAGGAGCGCAGCGGGTAGATATACGGAAGAGGAAGCAAAGGAGATCGTGGATGGAGCAAACATGTTCAAGAGAGACACGGATGAGCCAAATGAAGCGATGATCTTTGATTCAGAAATAGTGAAATAACTATATGAAAATACACATCACAAAATACAAAGAAGATAGACATGAGTATATTATTAACTTAGTTGATGGATCAGATCCATTCGTTGAATATCGTTTCGATCCTTTTGTGAGTAATATAATGAATGGACCAAATGACGTGGATCTCATAAAGTCTTTTCTAGGTAAAGAAATAAATGTTGACATAGAGATGTTCAGTTCCTCTCCTTCCTTTGATTCTTTCTCTAGTCGTGGATGCTATCTATTAACGAATAAAGGGGAAGTGGAGATGCAGAGGTATGTAGACTTCATAGAGAAAGAGATATACCCATGAAAGACATTCACACATGCAAGAGATGCAAGAAAAGAAAGTCAATCATCTTTCTGAATACTACACCTAGACATACACAAGCAGGGGCGCTCACATTCATCTTTACATGTAAGGATGAGAGAGCGTGTGCAGAGGAGTGGGGCAAGAGATAATTCGGGAAGTGAAAAACTGTTGACAAAATATAAATATCTTTTGATAGTTATTGTATAATGGAGAAATGAAAGAAGAAAAACCAAAGCGAAAAAAGTCCAAAGGATCGAAGAAGGTATCACAGAAGCGAACACGGACGACTTTGGCGGTTCTTCCTACTCCAGACAGTAACCATGGAAGAGCGAAAGGATCGGAATATGAGATGTATTGCCTCTGGAAATCTCTTCCGGTCTTTTTTCGTTTACCTCCTCCAGATCGAATCACTCACATCGTTCCATCATCAGAAGAGTTCTTGAGACGAATCGGAATCGTGGACGAAAACATCTATGCTCTATCAGAGATCAAGACTCAAGGGATGTTCGCGGAGATCTACGGCGTGGGGCAAGATACTCTTTCAGAATGGAACAAGACAGAGGGAGTGATCCTGGCTTCGCAGAATATGCAGTCATGGGCGCAGCAACTATCCAAAAACGTCATTTTCGCCATGTACAACAAGATCATGCGCACTGGAGACGCAGCAGAGACGAAGCTGTGGTTCCAGATCATTGAGCAATGGTCGGAGAAGCAACAGATCGAACACAAACTCGGTCCAGTTGTTTCGATCAACTATGAGGTCGTTTCGCCTGTTACGGATGAAGAGATGCAGTCAAATATAATTCCACAGAATCAAGATGTTACAAGCGCAGCCTAGACACATCTCGAGGAGAATATCTCCAAAGCAGAAGCAAGCCTTGATCTATCTCAACGACAAAGAGACGGATGAGTTGCTCTTCGGAGGAGGTGCGTCCGGAGGAAAGTCAAAACTCGGGTGTATGTTCATCACAGACATCTGCATGAAGTACAACGGGATCCGTGTCGGGATATGCCGCAAGGAACTCAAGAGATTGAAAGAAACGACTCTCCTCACGCTCTTTGATCAGTTCCGTGACGATGGACTCAAAGAAGGCGTTGACTACATCTACAATCAGCAAAATGGAACAATCATCTTCACACAGTCAAAGAGTGTGATCTTTCTCATTGAACTGGACCACTATCCATCAGATCCGAACTATGACAGGCTTGGATCATACGAACTCACATTCAACTTCATAGACGAGGCGCAGCAGATCACACAGAAGGCGAAGGATGTCATGAGATCCCGTCTCCGTTATAAGATCGAGGAATATGGCCTCATCCCGAAGCAGCTTCTTTCTTGCAACCCGTCAAAGGGCTATCTATACAGTGAATACTATCTACCAAACAAGAAGGGAGAGTTGCCGAAGCATAAGAAGTTCTTGGTTGCGCTCGCGTCTGATAATCCTTTCAACTCAAAGGCCTATATTGAATCACTCAAGAAACAACCTCTCGAGATCAGAGAGCGCCTTCTATATGGGAACTGGGAATATGATGACGATCCGACAAAGATGATGACAATCGACGCGATCAACGATCTCTTCACAAACAAAGTTCCATCTGGTCCGCAGAAATATATCATCTGTGATGCGGCTCGTATGGGTAGCGACAGAATCACGATCTCATACTGGGAAGGCCTACGCTGCAAGAGAATGGCTGCGTTTCGAAAGTTGCCGCTTGTTCCGGATGTGAACGATCCGACAAAGCCATCAACGGCCGGGATCATCACAGAATGGATGGAGATGTACGGAGTGCCTCTCTCTCATGTGCTAGTGGACGAGGACGGGATGGGAGGTGGAATCAAGGATCATCTCGGTTGTAAAGGCTTTTTGAACGGATCAAAGCCATTTAGAGGCGAGAACTACACAAACCTCAAGACACAATGCGCCTATCTACTCGCAAAGAAGGTCGGGCTTGCAGAGATAGCAATCGAAACAGAGAACTTCAAGATCAGATCTCTCATCGTTGAGGAACTCGAACAGTTGAAGCAAGTTCCAGGTGAAGGCAAACTTGCAATCATCAAGAAGGAGGACATGAAGGAGAGACTCGGACGATCTCCGGACTTCCTGGACAACTTACTCATGCGAATGTATTTTGAGTTCGCTCCGAAGCCGGCGTTGACTTTTCTATAAACATGCACAGTTGAAAAGATTCATCGTGCTATAATTTAACTATAAATCTATACTATGCAAAACATCTTCACCAAAGCAGTCAACATGTTCACGAAGGCTCTCAACATCCCCTTTGTTCAGACAGTGTCATCACGCTATGTCACAGGATTCGGAACATCTCTTGCGAAGAAAAGCGGGCTTGAGGAATATAAAAACTGGGTGAATGCCTGTGTGAAGGCGCGTTCAAATGCGCTTGCAAACATCAAACTCCATCTCATGAGTGGCGATGAAGAGGTGTTCAACTCTCCGGTCCTTGATGTTCTCAATAAAGTGAACAGTCACATGACAAAGAAGGATCTTCTCCGTGCGACACAGTCATATCTTGACTTGAACGGGAATGCGTTCTGGTTCTTGGCTAGAGAGGAGAGATCACAGGAGATCAAAGAGATCCACATTCTACGTCCAGACAAGATGAGCATCATTCTCTCTCAAGGCGAAGATCCTCTTGCTGTTGAGGGTTATATATACAAGCAAGCAGATGGGAAGAATGTCCCTCTCAATCCTAACGAGATCATTCACTTCAAGACTTTCAATCCGCTCGGGAACTATCCATTCCCTCATCGTGGAATGGGAATTGTAGAAGCTGCACAGTGGGCGATTGAGACAGACAATGAGATCCGGGCCTACAATCTCAACTTCTTCAAGAATGGTGCGCGTCCAGACGGAGTGCTTGAGGTAACAGGAGAAGGATCACTTGCTCCAGAAGAATACAAGCGTCTCTCTTCACAATGGGAACAGGAACACAAAGGAACTGCAAACTCTCACAAGACTGCGGTTCTTTCTGGTGGACTTTCATGGAAGCAGATCTCTGTGTCTCAATCTGAACTCGAGTTCGCTTCACAAAAGGAGATGAACAGAGACGAGATCCTGGCTCTCTTCAATGTGCCGAAGACTGTTGTCGGACTCACAGAGGATGTGAATCGTGCATCTGCGGAAGCAGCTCTCTATATGTTCAACTCCCTCGTTGTTGATGAACTCATGCAAAACATGGTGGACACTTTGAACGAGTTCTTCCTTCCAGAGTTCGGAGATGAAGGCTTGATGTTCACATATGACACTCCTATCCAGGCCGATCGCCAGATGACTATCAACGAATACACAGCAGCGATCAACAAGTGGATGACTCGAAATGAGATCCGTGCAAAGGAAGGACTCCCGCCAACAGAGGAAGGAGATATGTTCCTCGACTCTGCAATGCTTGTTCCAGTGGACACAGTTGCAGCAGTAAAGATCACAGAGCGTCCTCAACTCAAGGAGGCAAAGAAGAAGGTCACTCTTGCAAGCATAGACATGAAGAGCAAACTTGATGACTTTCTCAAGTCAAAGAACATCGAAACAAAGGACACAAAGGGATTCAAGCATCTCACAGTTGAGCAGAAGGCAGCCTATGGAGTAGAGTGGAAAACATCACTTGCTCGAGGTCGCGCTCCATTCCAGAAGAAACTCATCGCCTTCTTCAAGAAGCAAGAGAAAGAGGTCCTCGCGAATCTCAAGAATGAACTCAAGGGGCTTGCTCCGGAGTTCTATGTTCACAAGGCTGCAAGTGATGTTCTCTTCGATATGGATGAGGCGATCAAGACTTCAATCTCTCTTGTGACTCCTTTCATACAGGAATACATCGCCGCATCGGGCAAAAATGCCGCACAGGTAGCGGGAGGAACATTCGATGTGAATGATCCTGCGGTCCAGGCGTTCATCAAGGCTAGAGCGCAGCTTTTCGCCGATGAGATCAATGACACAACCGGGACAAAGGTCCTCGATACTGTAAAGCAATCTCTTGCAGATGGTGAGAGTGGTGATGACATCGCACAGAAGATCTCCGATATCTATGGAGAAGCAACTGGCTATCGTTCAGATATGATCGCACGAACAGAGATCTCGGCTGCATATAACGAAGGGGCAAAGATTGCATATCAACAGGCCGGAGTTGATCAGTGGGAATGGATGGTTGTTGATCCAGAGGATGAAGACTGCAAAGGGAATGAGGGCGAAGTGGTAAAGATCGGAGATCCTTTCAAGGATGGATCTATTCAACCGCCAGATCCACATCCAAACTGTGAATGCACAACGCTCCCGGTATTCAACGACTAATCAACCACAATGACAAAAGAACAAGAAAAAGCACAAAAGAGAATCATGAAGGAGGCGCTTCAAAATGAAGTCCGTCCCTATCTCGTTGCAATCGCAGAGCAACACAAAAAGATCGGTGAAAGCATGATCAAAGAACTTGGAACAAAACTCACGGGGATTCTCGAGGAGGCAAAAAAAAAAGAGGAGTACGACTACGAAGTTGAAATTGACGCTAGTCTAAAGGCTAAACTCAAAGGAGATCCAGGATATACGCCAAAGAAAGGCGTTGACTACTACACACAGAAGGAAGTCGCTGCTCTTATCAAGCAGATCACTCCGGTCCTGGGTGTCGACTACTTCACAGAGAAAGAGATCAAGAAGATGCTCAAACAAGCAACTCCGAAGAAGGGTGTTGACTATGAAGACGGCAAGACTCCAGTGAAGGGCAAAGACTACTTCACAAAGGCGGAGATCAAAGAGTTCCTGGAAGCAATCACTCCGATCAAGGGTATTCACTACCATGACGGGAAGGTTGTGACTGTTGAGAAGAAGGTCACAGAGAAGATCGAGATGAGTCCAGAGGAGATCCGAAACGCTCTCGAGTCTCTTTCTGGTGGCTCTAGGCTCAAAATGTCAGCAATCAAGGGCTTGAAGGAAGCGATCCTGGAGATTCACAAAGGGATGACGAACATGAATGCTCCTGTGTTCGGAATGGCCGGAGGTGGTACAGACGGAAGCGGTGGCGCTTCTAGTTACTGGGACAATCCCTATGGAAACGCTACTTTCACATACAACGTGGACAATACTGTCCACACAAAGACTGTCGGGACAACAACGCTCACATTTTCATACAATGCGGACAAAAGCATCCACACGATCACAGATGGAGTGAACACAAAGACGTTCTCCTATGATGTGAATGGGAATGTGCAGAGCATTGTGTATTCGTAATAATGCTATAATAAAAACATATCAAGGAATGATATTCGTGCCTCTTAATACTAACCACTAAAAACTATGTCAAAAGCAAACACAAGCGAAAATGATGTCATCAACCTCATCTTCAACAAGGTCCTTCCGGCTTGGATGGGAACACTATCGGGAACAGGGAACACAAACTTCTATCTCTCACTACACACTGCGGATCCAGGAGAAGCAGCGGATCAGACAACAAATGAAGCAACATACACTTCATATGCTCGCGTGGCTGTTATTCGTACATCAGCGGGATGGACAGTTGCCGGCAATCAAGCATCAAACGCGGCTCTCGTTCAGTTCCCTCAATGTACTGGAGGAACAAACACGATCACTCACATCGGAATCGGGACGCTAGTATCTGGAGTCGGACAAATGATCTACTCTGGAGCGCTCAATGCTTCTCTTTCAGTTACGAACGGAATCATTCCTCAATTCTCTATCGGAAACCTAGTTGTTCAAGAAGACTAATATGGTAGTATTTTGCATTATTCGAAAAGATCAAGATGATGCAGTTGAACTCTTCACGGATGTTCGCGATGCCTACAATCGCCAGAAACAACTCCAGGACGAGGGAGAAACTAACATCGTGATGAAATCATCGGAACTATGATGCACTACTGCGCAGAATGCAAACTCGCCGTCATAGTCACTCCAGAAAAGATCATCAAGCCGTGTCACTGTAAAGCTGCAATAATTGGAGAGATGTCCGCAACATGTAAAGGAAGCGGACTTTTCGCTGTATAATATATTCATGTCACAAGGATTCAAAAACATCACAGAACTCATCGACGCAGAAATCAACGGACAAACGTCGTATTTTGTATTCAGAAAGACTCCTTCTCAAGCAACAGTGACAGGACTCTGGTTCGATATGTCTATGTCTCCAGGGAATCCGATCCCTCAATACTACATCGGGGCTATTGCAACAGCGACTCCACTCAAGCATTCAACAGATGGAGGCCTTTATCATTCAAAAGCTGTGAGTCCACAAAAGAAATATCTTCGAAAGACGACACTTCAATCAAACTCTGCGACAGGACTCCCGGCGATGTTTCTTTTGCTTGACTATCTCATGTTTTATCCATTCATAGACGAAGGAACGACAGACGAACAATTCATGGACAACACTCAAACGCTTCCACGATACACGGACGGGGCGGGAGTGAAGATCATGGCGGTATCAGTGGCCGGGCGTACAGGTGGACAGTCTTTTGTTGTGTCATACACGAATCAAGACGGAGTCTCGGGAAGGACCACAGTCGCAGCACTTGAGAACACAGCTGCATCAAACGGCCAGATCGTAACATCACAAGTGAATGCGAATGCTCCATCTGGTCCATTTTTGACTTTACAGAGTGGAGACACTGGAGTTCGAAGCATTGAGTCAGTGACTATGCTCGGCGCAGACGTAGGCCTCTTTTCTCTCGTTCTAGTGAAGCCTTTGGCGCAGACACAGATCCGCGGAATAGATGCTCCGGTTGAAGTTGATCACTTCACTGATAAAGCGAACTTGGTAGAGATCAAGGATGACGCATATCTCAACTGGATCGTAAATCCTCGAGGATCGCTCTCCGGTGTTTCTATTTTCGGAGACATCCGCGTTGTGTGGAACTAATCGGTGTTATAATTAAAATATAATCTATAAAAAATATGTCATTCCAAAGCCTCGACGACTTCACAAACAAAGTTTCTACACTCGGAAAGTTCCTTCGTATCGACTGGAACAAGAACTTCCTTCCTACTACGGCGGCGGTTGCCGGTGAATGGTTCTTCTTGGCTAGAGGCGCAGGAAATCCAGGAGCAGACGCAAAATACAACACAGGAACAAACCTTCTTTTTCAACCGATGGCGGATTCAACAGCGAACGCAGGAAACATTCAGCATGGTGGAAACGTGTCGCCAGACTATAAACATCTTGTCAATATGTCTTTCGGATCAGCGTCAGTCACAACAGCTCCGGCCTTTGCGATGCTTGTTGATCTCGTTGGATTTTATCGTGTGACATCTGTGACGACAACAACAGCACAGACTCTCACGAACACTCTCGCTGCATTTTCGGACTTTACTGTTGCGACAAATGATATTTTGACTCATACAAACATCAACTTGATGCCGTATACACGCGTCCAGGTGTCTTCAACTGTCACTCTACCGACTGGACTTTCGGCTGCGACGAACTACTACGTCATCGAGTTGACAGATACTACATGCAAACTTGCTTCATCATACGCGAACGCGGTTGCAGGAACAGCGATCTCAATCACTTCTGGAACTGGATCTGGAACTCATACGATCAACACTCTTCTCCCTAGATACACAAACGGAGCAGGGCTTCAAGCCTTCATGTGGAACACAAACGCGACAGCACTCGGAGCAGCAACTCCAAACCTTTCAATCGGTTATACAAACAGCGCTCAAGTTGCATCAAGAGCAACTCCAGCAACACTTCCGATCGGAAAGACTGCGGCTGCGAATGGACTTATTCTCTACTCGGGAACTGGATCTGGAAAGTATGGTCCATTCCTTCCACTACAAGCGGGAGACTCTGGAATCGCACAGATCGACACAGTTCAAAACTCTACATCGTATGTCTCGGGAGAATATGCTGTCGGCCTATGTCGTCCACTTGCAACAATTCCATTCACAACAGTTGGAGTGATCGCAGAGCGTGATCTTTTCAATCAACTTCCTTCAATCCCTAGAATCTACGATGGAGCGAATCTTCACTGGATGATCTACAACGGAGCTGCAACGCCTGTGAACTCCTCATTCGTGGGACATCTTGATGTCGCTTGGGGATAAAATATACATATATGCTACTCGGAAACTTTACAGTCTTAAACAAAAATCCGGGAAGAATGTTCGGCGGGACAACTGTGTGCGAGACTCGCGCGCAATATGGAAAATCTGGATCTACAAGGAATATGTTCGTCCCTGTTGATGGTGACGGCGTTTCTTCGTATTCAGCAATCCCATCCGGATATTATCCTCCATATACGATTCAGATGGCTATTGTAGCGGGAGAGATGGCTTCACGAAACATCACTCAAGGAACTGGATCAGTATCAGACGCAAACATGGGAGGAGCGGTTGATATCTCTGCTTCGATCTTTGGTGTCGGTGACTTCATAAATGCCGACATGGGACTCATTGTGTCCGCTATTGCAACCATCCTCGGATCTGGAACAATCTCAACAGCAAACATGAACGCTGTGGCGAACATGCAATCAACGATCCTCGGATCCGGAACTCTTACAACTGCAACGATCGAGGCTCTCGGGAGTATGGTATCGACTATCATCGGGACAGGTACGATCACAAACGCGCAGATGAATGCTCTCGGGAACATGGTCGCAACAATCGAGATCGGCGCTCAAGGAACGCTCACTCCGGAAGGCCTTGCTCGATCGCTTTGGAATAGTATTGCCGCAGAATATGTGACTCCTGGAACAATGGGAAAGAAGTTGAACGATGCCGGATCTGCTGCAACTGGAATCTCTGCTCAAGAGGTTCGTGATGCGATGACGCTTGCTCCTACACTAACGCCGGCCGTTGGTAGTATTGATCAGAAGATCCAGGGAGCAACTAATGCCGGCCTAATATAAAAATATGTTTATGAAATACTTTTGTTGTGGAGTCAATCACAGTGATATAATAAAGAGAATAAACACTATGATAGAACAAGCATCTTCGACTGTACTGGTCAAAAATATCGCATATATTCCGGCCATGTTCCTCCTCGGTATCAGTCCAGAAGCCTACATCATCCTCTCGATGTTTATGATCATGGATACTTTTCTCGGAGTTGTTCGTGTTCTAGTGGTCCACGGCGGAAGAGAGTTCAAGTCTTATAAACTCACAGCGGGAATCATCGCGAAGTTGTGCGTGATCGCAGTTCCTCTTCTTACAGTATGGGCCGGGCGAGGCGTAGGAGTCGATCTCATGAGTCTCGCGCAGTGGAGTGTGGGTGCGCTCATCTTGGCTCAATTTTATTCAATCATGAGCAATATATACTCAATACACATCAGAAAAGATGTTGTTGAGTTCGATGCTGTTTCATTCATCCTTTTGAAACTTCGCACAATCATCGAACAGATGACAAAGGATGAACACATACCAAAAAATAGAAAATAAAATATGCAAATCCCTTTCAAACAATCACCAAACTGTTCACAACGCGTCACAAAGAAACTCGGCTTCGTACTTCATGGGACTCTCGGGAACTATGGAGGATCTGTTGAGTGGCTTCTTTCTAATCGTCCAGACAAGCCGACATCTGCTCACTACATCTTCGCAAAGGATGGTCGTGCAATTCAGATCGTAAAGAACGAACATGTCGCCTATCACTGCGGGACAGTTCGAAATCCTCTCCATAGAGCAGATCAGTTCTTGAAAAGAGATCCTGTCACGAATCAGTACATCAACCCGAATGAATATCTCATCGGGATAGAGTTCGAATGGTTCGAAGGAGACTCTCTCACAGAGGCTCAATATCAACTTCTCATGCAAGTCGTGAAGGACAGTGGAATCCATGATCCGATCTTTGTTGATCATCACTCTGTATGCGACTACAAGGCCGATGATATGTTCTTCGCAGTCCAGGAGATATCAAATAGACTCGCCAGAATGACACAGGAAGCGTCTCAACCTGTAAAGCCGGCAACTGTGGTCACTCCAGTTCAAACAAAGAAGCCTGTGGTCAAGTTCGGGCCGGCCATGGCGATCGGAGAGCGTAGTTCGGACGTCGTCTGGCTCCAGATGGTGCTACAATATGAACAGTGTCTCCCGGCTTCTTACAAGCCGACAGGAACATATGATCAGCAGACAGCGGATGCAGTGCTTGCTCTTCAAAAGAAGAACAACATCGCTCCACTTGCGGATCTTGTAAAGTTGGGTGGGCGTAGAGTCGGGCCTTTAACTATTAAATACTTAAATAAAATATATGGATATTAACACAAAACACTGGATCTTCTCAAAGACTCTCTGGTTCTCTGTACTTGTAGGAGCAATCGGAGTTCTTCAAGCCGTTCCTAAAGAAGCGCTCTCTCCTAAAGCAGCCGGAGCAATGCAGATCATTCTCGGAGTTCTCTTGTTCATCAACAGATTGATCTCAACTCCATCGAATCTCACAACATCAACACAGCCGACTTTCAACGGCTAAAAAACTATTAAAATGTGCCTATAATCAACAAAAAACATATATGAACGGATCAGCTACACAATACGAAATTATCAACAAAACAACCGGAGAGATCTTCCCTGTGGACCATCTTGGATCTGGTGATGAGAATCATGACGGCGTTTCAGACTTCATCACTCACAAGGATGGAGAAGAAATTGTCTTCACGAATCCTGGATATGTTAATGAGACATATATCGTTCGCGCAGTAGACACAAAACTATCTCCGAACGGAGTTGATCCAGTTGCGGACATTGTTATCGAAGCCGCAGCAGAAGTGACAGAAGAAGTTGCTCCAGTAGCAACAGAAGAAGGCGAAGCGACAGCATAACATTATCCACAATTTACAGTCACAACGACAATGTCGTGATATTATTACACTATGAAGAAAAACTTTTGCATCGGACAAGTAGAGAAGAAAGTCGGGGAGAATGGTGAGGATATTTTCTCCATCATTGCTTCAACATCAGCGATTGATCGCCAGGGCGACATCGTTGATCAGAAAGGATGGGAACTCGGAAACTTTATGAAGAACCCCGTTCTCGTATGGGCGCATGACTATTCTCAACTACCGATCGGCAAAGTTGTTTCTGCTCAAGTTGTAAAAGGCAAACTCGTTGCGGACTTTATATTCGCATCAGCGGAGATGAATCCATTCGCGCAGCAAGTGAAGTCTCTCTACATGGAAGGCTTCCTCAATGCGTCATCAGTAGGCTTCATCCCTCTCGAAAGACAAGGAAACACGATCACAAAAGCGGAACTCCTTGAACTCTCTCTCGTTCCAGTGCCGGCTAATCAAGAGGCGCTTCGCCTTGCGGTCAGTAAAGGACTCAATGTTGACTTCGTTGAAGCTGCTCTCAAGGGCGCAGTTGCGGAAGAAGTATCAGCAGAAGAGAACATGGACATGAAATATGAAAACTGGTCAGAGATGTCAGAGATTCTCTCTGCTCTTTGGACAGTCTACTTCAACAAAGACACTCCAGTTGATCAGTGGCCGTCTCTCCTCACAGAGACAATCACTCTTCTCCAGGCAATCGCGGACGGGACAGAAGTTGAAGGAACAGAAGAAAAGGGAATCGTTGCAAAAGCGATCTCTCCAGAATCATTGAAAGCATTCGAGGATCATCTATCTACAAAGGCCGGGGCTACATTGTCAAAAAATAGCCTTGAGATCATCGGAAAGGCGATGGAGGCTATGGGAACAAGCTGCACTCACTTGCAGAGCCTTGTGGACAGCTGCAAGCCTAAAGAGGCGGGTATTGAGGATGTTGCAGAGGTAGAGACTAAAGAAACCGAAGCCCCTGTGGATGCCGCGAAAGCGGGTGGCGCAGAGGGCGAGGAGACTGTGACTCTTACTGCAAAGGAGATTCTTGAACACGCTCAAACTATGCTCCGAACGAATGCGAAAGCAAACGAAGGAGTGTTGTCTATCGTGAACAGCTTCCTTGCAAAGAAAGCAGACATCAGCGCTTAATTATTACGGGCCTTTAATCTACAAATAACTTTATGAGTGAAATTACTATGAAGAAGGAAGAACTTGTCGAACTTATGGCGACAGTTGCGAAGGATGCTGCGGATGCAGCGGTTGCGAAGCATATTGAGGAAAACGGAACTTCAACAAAGAAGTTCGGTTCATTCAAGGGATCTTTTGCGGATCTTTCAGATGCAGAACAGAAAGCACTTTCTGCAAAGCAGAAGGGCGCTCACTTTATCAAGGCGATCTATCACAAAGACGCGAACGCTCTTGCGCAATTCAAGGCAATGTCAGAAGGAACAAACTCAGCCGGTGGCTTCGTAGTTCCGGAAGAGTTCGCAGCAGAAGTGAATCGTGTTGTTGAAGACTTCGGACTTGTTGCAAAACTTGCTCGAAAGTTCCCTATGAAGTCAGACACATTGAATGTGCCTCGTCTTTCAGCGTCAGTGACTATCTCTTATCCAGGAGAAAACACTGCGGGAACAGGATCACAGCCTACATTCGAAAATGTTGCTCTTCTTTCAAAGACAGCAGTGGGCTTGACTCCTATGTCAAACGAACTTCTTGCAGATGCAAACGTATCTGTGATTGATCTTTTGACAGAACTCTTTGCGGAAGCACTTGCAGGAGATCTTGATACTCAAGGACTCGCAGGAGCCGGAGCGCCTTTCACTGGTATTCTTACAGATGCCGGAGTGACTGTTGTTCAGCCAGCAAACGGAGGTGGATTCTCAACTTTCACAGGTTGCTCTACTCCAGACAATCTTCGTGATCTTATCAGTAACGTGAAGCCATGGTCACTACAAGGAGCTGCATATATCATGCACCGAACTGTATGGGCTATCGTTCAGAAGGCGAAGTCATCAACAGGTGGCGACTACTTCGCATCAGCTGCAAACCCTATTCTTTCGAACAGTGGTGTTCAGAATTATCCGACAGCTATGGCGGGAACCCTTTGGGGATATCCTGTGTATCTTTCTGATAAGATGCCGTCAGCAACAGCCGTTTCAACAAAGTATGTGATCTTTGGAAATCTAAAGCATGTATACGTTGGACAGCGTGATGAAATGTCAGTTGCAATCTCTGGAGACGGCGTTGTGGGTGGTGTTTCTCTCTTCGAATCAAACATGTCAGCAGTTCGTGTGACTACTCGTCGCGCGGTTGCTGTGGGACTTCCTACTGCGTTCGCAGTATTGAAGACAGCGGCTTCATAGTCGAACATCGTTCCTTCACTCCTGGTATATCTCAAGATATACTTGGGGATGAGCGAGGGATTGCTCAATTTACAACTAAAAAAATATAAAACCATGTCAAAAAAAGCACTATTCACATTCGTCACAGACGGAATCACTTATGAGAGAGGGTCAGTTTACGATGCAAAAGATGTGAAGCATCTCGACAAGACAAACTTCGAAGACAGTGACGAAGTAGTTGAGAAGAAGGAAGAAGAGGCAAAGCCAAAGATCGACACAACCGGAACAGATGAACTTGATTCATCAAAGAAGGATGAAGATCTCGACTCTGCAAAGAAGGACGAGGAGAAGAAGGAAGAAGCGAAGCCAAAAGAAGAGGCAAAGCCAAAAGCGAAATAATAACAACAAAAAATGTCTACTCTAGCATACGCACTCACAACAAAAGAAAAGGTCAAAGCGTATCTTGAAATCACAGATGCGTCAAAAGATGCGATCATCGAAACACTGATTGATCAAGTCACGGACTTCATTGAGGGCTACTGCGGGGGTAGACGTTTTTTGCGCTCAACATATACACAGCTTTTTGATACAAAGCAAGGGATGAGCAAGTTGTTTCTCAACAACTTCCCTGTTGTAGATCCTGTCACATCGGTCAAATATCGCACAGGAACAGTCTCAACTCCTATCTGGAACACTTACAACGCAGACGGGTACTATCTCTATGCGGATGAAGGATATATTCAGTTCACAGCGAGTCTCCCGGCTGTGCCGAAAGGGATTCAAGTGATCTATGAGGCCGGATATCTTATCGACTGGGCGAATGATAGAACAGCGACTCACACACTTCCTCGAGATCTCACTGGCCTCGCGACGGAGATGGTGGCGGGCGCTATCACTAAACAAAAGAGCCAGGGAGTCTCTATGATGTCGACAGAAGGTCAATCAGTCACATTCTCGAAGAACATGACAGATGATCAAAAGACTATCCTCGGACGATATCAAACGTATCGAATGGGAATATAGTCATGCAATACTTCACATCTAACAATTCAATATCAAAAGTCGAGAGACAGGTATATACAGGCTCGAAGTCTGTGTTGACTGATCTCTCAATCACTGCATCATGTTACTTCCGGCCGCTATCAGAAGAGCAAGCATCCCTCAATAATTTTCAATGGGGCCAGGCGTTTCAAATGATCACAGAGACTTCGGTTGATATTCGTCAAGGAGATCGCATCACAGTGGACTCGGTTGTTTACCTGGTCCGCGGAATGGCGAATCATAATCGTGGAGGATTCACTGCATACAAGAAGTATCTCTGTGTCCTTCCGGAAGCATAAAAACATCATGAGTATAGAAATCATCGTCCCCTCCCTCAATTCGGTGATCTCTCTTGTTGAGAAAGCGCCGGCAATAGCAGAAAAGCATGTCGACATGGCCATCCGTCGATCTCTTGCGCGTGTGCGTGGGGAGATCAACAGGGAGGCTCCCTATGGCGTGAGCAACAAGCACTTGAGAGACGCGTGGGTGTTTCAATTCGCTCGTTTCGAAGGAACTCTCAAGTCAGAGGTCCCCTATGGCGCAGCGGTCGAATATGGAACAAGGCCGCACTATGTATCGCCGGAGGAACTCGCTCCATGGGCTGCAAGTAAAGGACTCAATCCGTATGCAGTATCAAAGAGCATCGCAAAGAAGGGAACAAAAGCGAATCCATTCTTCCAGAGAGCAGTCAACACAGCGACTCCGGGTGTGTTGATAGAGTTCGACAAGGCGATTCAAGGTATAATAAAAGAGATGTCATTCTAAACTACTATGTCAACATACGATCCAAACGCAATCCGCGCACAAATAAAAGCACTACTCCAAACAGTCACGGAGATAGCCTATGTCTATGACTACCGAACAAGCAACATCGAGGGATATCCGGCCATCATTTTCGATATGACGAACGAGGAAGGAGATATGCTCGACGATTCAAACAACATCAGAAAGATCACTTTCACGATCTGGATCATCTGTGAGTTGAAGGTTGCAGGATCCGCAGCATCAAAAACTCTCCTTGATAATGCTACAAAAGCGGTGATCAATATCCTGGAGAAGAAATCAAACGACACTCTCGCCGGGACTGTTGACTGGGTGATGCCGGCAATGGGCCAGAGATCAGAGATCCAGACTCCAGAAGGATCAACCATCTATCAAGAAGTGAAACTTCTTTGCAACATAGCATCCACAATTCTATAAGTTGATAAATCAAAGGATGCTATAATATAAATATGCTAGAAGTAAGCGAAAACAAAATGATGAAGAAAGCCTCAACAAAAACCGCAGAAGTGGAGGTTGTTGAGACTTCTTTCTTTTATCCAGATCATTCAATCACTGTCACTGCATCTTCACAAGAAGAGGCAGACAAGAAAGTGCTTGAAATTATAAACAAAGTCACTAAATAACAACAACAAGTATGTCACTACACATCGGGCGAAAATATAATATCGGTATCGGAAAGGAATCAAGTCGCGGGACGGCTGTTGCTGCGACATACTGGCTTCCAAAAATGGACTACCAGATCGACGACAAGATCAACTACGCTGTGAACAATAGTGCTGTTGGTGTTATTGAGGACGCAAACGGACAGGATATGACTTCAAAGTACGCAGAAGGATCAATCTCTGGGCGCGCTTCTGATACAACTCTCGGACTCATTTTGCTTGCTACTCTCGGAACAGATACTCCGGCTCTCGTTGAAACTACAGCCTATGATCATGTGTTCTCTGTGAACGAATCAGCACAGCATCCATCACTCACGATCGCTGTTGCAGGTCCTAACGAATCAACAGGATATCGTCACGCTCTTGCGATGATTGACTCTCTACAGCTTGACTATGAGATCAACAAATACTGTACATATAAGGCCGGCTTCCGTGCGAATGCTGCGGCTTCTGGAGCAAACACTGCTTCATTTTCAACAACTGAAAACGTATTCCTTCCACAACATGCAACATTCAAAATTGCGACAAACCTTGCGGGACTTGGTGCTGCATCTGCTGTTTCAGTTCGAAAGGTAAGTCTCTCAATCAAGAAGAATGTTGAGGAAGACTACACAATCGGAAACCTTGCTCCTGTTGATCGTATCAATAAGCAATTCTCTGTCGAAGGTACTGTTGAACTTGTATATTCTGATCGAACATACATCGACTCTATTCTCATGACAGACACAGTGAAGGCTCTTCGAATCGCAGCTGTAAACACTGGAGTCACAATCGGAGCAGTATCAAATCCATCTCTTACAGTGGACCTTGCTGCGGTGAAACTTTCAGAAGTTGCTCGCAAGACATCAAACAATGATGTGACTACACAGACACTCAAGTTCAAGGCGTTCTACTCACTAGCAGATGCGAAGATGATCACAGTGACTCTTCGAAACCTAGTTGCTACTGCTTACTAATAGAATCAAACACAAATGAAAAAAGATACCACAACAATCAAACTATCAAACGGAGACGAAATCGTTCTCAACTCATACATCACTTTCGGAGAGAAGAGAGAACTCAATGACATCTACTTCCTAGAGTCAGAGAATCTCACTGTTGAAGAAAGAAAAGGGAAAGCAAAACTCGCGTACATTCAAAATCTTGTCCAGGAAACAGCTCTCAAAATGATCATCGTCTCCGTGAACGGAAAAGTTCACGGGACAGATGGATTCGATGTCCTTGCGTATGTGAATGCGCTTCGTATCGAAGAAGGAAAGGAGTTGATCAAGTTGATCAACGAGGTTGTTGAAGGTGGAAAAAAAACTCAATAGAGGCTCTTGAGGATCTTGAATATGAATACCGGACGCTCATGGCGGGAGCGAAAGGAGATCCATCAGAAGATGTGATCATGCTCGTCGTATGTGAGAAGATGAAGTGGACATATCAAGAGTTCCAGAGTCAACCTTTATTTTTCATCAAACAACTGCTCATCAAATGGGGTGTAGAAAATAGCCAAAAAAATGAATAATAACACTCTAGAACTTACAATCAAAGCAGTCGATGAAGCAAGCAAGGAACTCGACAAGGTACAAGCAAGCCTCAAGGATCTTGGGGGTGGTGTTGATGGTGCGAATAAACAACTCAAAGACTTCGGTGATACACAGGTGAAGGCCGGACAAGGAAGTGAAAGCATGGCCGGTGCTGTTTTTAAGGGTGGACTCGCTCTGGAGGCTGTAAAGAAAGGCCTCGAGATCGCTATCGACTTTACAAAGCAGAGTGTGGAAGCATATCTCGAAGCAGAGAAGACAATGGCTCGCGTTCGTGCATCAGTTGCTTCAATGGGTAAATCATACGAAGAGGTCGGTCCACAGATTGAGGAGTTCGGGGCAAAAATGGCTCGCCTTGGCGTGGATGACGAAGCCGCGATGGAATCTATGACTCGCCTCGCAAAAGTTGCCGGAGGGGATCTCAAGCAAGGAATGGACCTTGCAAAGATGGCGGCGGATCTTACCGCATCCGGATTCGGTACACTTGAGAGCAACACAGACAATCTCGAGAAGGTGATGACAGGAAAAGGATCACGCGCTCTCATGGAGTATCGTATCAACCTTTCTGATACAGCAACAACCGCAGAGCAGCTTGATGCTATCCACAAGAAAATCACACAGACGACGGAAGACTACGCGAACACAGTTCCGGGAAAGATCGACATCGTGAAGACTGCATACGGCAATCTCCAGGAGACAGTCGGACAGGGATTCGTTGAGGCCTTTGCTTCTGCAATCGACACAGGAACAAACTTTGATGATGCTCTTGAGGGAATAAATACGACAGCGACATATCTCAAATATACAATCTTTGAGGTTGTTCAAGGTGTGACACTTATGATCCAGGGCTTCAAGAACGGGATCAACACAATGCAGATCATGGGAGATTCTGTTCTCGCTGTTACGGAGAAACTATGGGGAGGAACAAAGGCTTCTGAATCACTCGCAAGCAACCTCGATGACGCAGAAAAGAACGGGAAAAACATCGCAGACACATTCACAAAGATGCTCAATCCTACTCAAGCGATGGAGGAGGCTCACAAGAAAGTATCAGAAGCGGCGAAGCAGAATGCTGCTTCTCACACTTCTCTCGGATTCGCTGTGAAGAATGCGAACGATTCAGCGATTGCAAGTCATAAACAGCATGAGGATGCTCTCGGAAAGTTGAAGGATGGATATACAAAATTGAAATCAGACACAGCAACATCTCTCGCAGAAATGACGGGATCTTTCGTGTCTAACATGTCGACAATATCAGACTCGATCGCAAAGACACAAAGAGCAATCTCTGATCTACAAAAGGCATACAATCAAAATGCTACATCAGACACGGCCTCGATCGCAGACAAGATCATCGCATCAGAGCAAAAGGTGAAGGACTTCAAGACTCAAATTGCAGCAGAGACAGACGCAAAGAAGAGAGCAGATCTCCAGAAACAACTCGACGCAGAACAAAAGAATCTCGACTCATCTGCGGACTTCCAGAAAGACAATCAAACAGCCATCACAGAAGCAAAGAGACGCGCCGGACTCACTCAACTTCAAAGAGATATCGAAGACTACAAGACACGCCGCGCAATGGCGACAGAAGAGTTCATCCAGAAGTCAGCAGATCTCCAGGCGGATCTCAACGCTCAACTCGCAAAGCAAGCAGCAGAGTTCAATCTCTACAATGCAAAAGTTGCGAAGATCAAGGAGATGGAAGCAGCTGCAACGGCCGACTATATCGACAATTCAAAGGCTCGATTGAAGCAAACAACAGACGAGGTGAACCAGGCGATCAGTCTATATCAGCAACTCCTCGCATCTATCAACGCAGCAAAGAGCGCGTCAGCCTCATCCCTTGGAACAATCTCTTCCCCTGTTTCTGGAAAGCGCGCACTCGGAGGAAACGTGTCGGGCGGTAGCACTTATCTAGTGGGCGAAAATGGGCCAGAGTTATTCACTGCGCCTGGATCTGGATCCATCGTCCCTACAAACAAGATCGGAGGCTCTGGAGGGCAAAATATCGTCATCAACGTGACAGGAACCTTCTTGTCAGAGACGGCCGCCAGGGAGGTCGGGAACATGATCATCAAGAACTTCAAAACGATGTCACGCGTCGGAGCATAAAATATGTCAATACTTCTCAAGATCAACACAGTCGACAAAACAAGTCTCATTGACTGGGAGAGTGTTCGAAAGGAGCAAGTCTCAACAAAGGAACCGGACACACTCTCATTCAATATCAGAAACTACCCGGCGAAGACATATCGTCCGGCTCTTGGTGATACTGTTCAGATGTACGATACAGATGGAACGACTCTCATATTCGGAGGGACTGTTGTTGTTTCAGAGGAGCGAGTCGAGGGGCTTGCAAAGTTCTTCCATGTCGAATGTAAAGACTGGACTCATACTCTGGATCGAAAGTTGGTTGTTCAATCGTTCACGGGGCAAACTGTGGCGTATATCGTGAACTATATCGTCACGAACTACACAACCGGATTCACGAATGTTTCAACTACGGACACAACTGTCGTCTCTTCAATCACTTTCAACTATCTCACAGTGTCAGAAGCCTTCAAGAAACTTGCGGCAACTGTCGGAGCCTTCTCCTGGTATGTTGACTATGCAAAGGATGTTCACTTCTATCCGACATCATCAGTCTCGGCCGCATATAACCTCACAGATACATCACAAAACTTCGTATGGGAATCTCTAGTCTTTCGAAGTGATATCTCACAGATCAGAAATCACATCATCCTTCGAGGAGGAACAACAACAGGGACAGAATATACGGACTTCAAAATTGCCGACGGCGTACAGAATACCTTCTTCGTGGGATATGATCTTGTGAACTACTACTTCAACAAAAGGGCTGTGACTCCTCCGACATTCGTGTTCACTGTCACAATCGCTTCTCCCGCTGTGTTCACAAAGGTTGCGCACGGCCTTTCAGTTGGAACAATTCTCACATTCACAACCACAGGAGCGCTTCCGACAGGATTGACGGGCGGAGGATCTGTTCAATACTTCGTCGTTTCTGTTCCTACTGCGGACACGTTCACTGTTTCAACTACATTCGGAGGATCTCCGGTGACGACATCTGGATCACAGTCTGGAACTCACACGGCGACTGTTGCATACAAGATTCTCTCCTACGGGGCCGATGGTGTTGTTGATCCGACAACTGTCGATGTGGTATATAACCCGTTGACAGGCTTCATTCGTTTTGCTAACTCTAACACTCCGGCTGTAAACGAGACAGTCAGATGGTGCGGGACTCCTACATATCCACTGATCGCGCAGAAACTAGATCTCGGATCCATCGCAAACTTTGGGACGTATCAGTACATCATCGTGGACCAGAACATCAAATCAACAGCGGCGGCAACTCAAAGACTCTCTGCGGAACTTGCAAAATATGGAGGACAGGTTGATGGCGGCACTTTCACAACATACACTCCAGGACTCTTGGCCGGACAGATGATCAACATCAACTCAACAATTCGAAGCATCAACCAGAACTTCAAGATCGACAGAATAACAACAACAATGATGTCTCCTTCGAAGTTCGTCTATGATGTTTCAATCATCACAACAGAGAATGTCACAATGATGGACGTTCTCAACAAACTTCTTGTCACGGATCTGTCTGATCAGATCAGTGTGGATGCAAACGAAGTCCTTCAAGTTCTCTATTCCGCAACAGAGACGATCACTTTGAGCGAGTCGACTGTTTCAAGTCTTTCTCACAATATGCAATATGAGACGATGACACTCGGGGAATCAGTGACAGTCCAGGCTCTCGACTATGCAGTCATTTTTGTTGCAGGTCCATATACTCCATCGGGATTCAAAAGACAATTTTTGCTCAACTCATCCCCTCTCGGTTGATGATTGTTGATGCTATAATATACATATATGCAAACTATAAAACGAACAAAAAAAGAAAAAGGAACGATGAAGGGAGTCTATACTTTCACAACTGCGAATCTCGTCACAGAAGCAGACTTTGCTCTTGATCGTGAGATCGCTATGCTTCACAAAAAGGGCCTCATGGAAGAGGCTCGTCCACTCATTGAGCAGCTACATCGCCAGTGTCGTGTTGAGGTGATGACATATGAGAATCTTATTCCTACGGCCGGCCGTGCTGCGGTTGCCTCATGGCTTACAAACTCATCACCTTCACCGGCATCTTTGCGACTAAATTATACAGCGCTTGGATCTGGTGCAACTGCTCCGGCAAACGGGGACACTCAACTTCAAACAGAAGTCTATAGAAAAGTGATCTCTTCTGCTTCTAATGCGTCAAATATCGCTTACTGTACTGCTTTTTATACTGCACTTGAGACATCTGGAACATATGCGGAAGCGGGAGTATTTATGAATGGAACAGGAACAGCAAACTCTGGAACTCTTTTTTCTCGAGTTGCCGTTTCAATTACAAAGTCGACTTCTCAAACTTTAACAATCGACTATACAATAACTATCTCATAATATGAAAGCATGGAACTCTGGGGATCAAGTAAACGCATCAGATCTAAACGCTAATTTTGATATTACTCAAAATATGCACTTTGGTGATGGTTCAGATGGAACATACACACTAGATGGAACTCAAGCTGCTGTTGCTGGACTTTTTTCAAAATCTGGTAGTACATATACACTTTTAAGAAATGCTTTTTTTGATACATTGATTATAAACTCTGGTGTTATATTACAAACACAAAACTTTCAACTTTTTGGAAAGACTGAAATAAGAAACAACGGAACTGTTCAGTGTAACGGTGGTGATGCAACAGCAGACTTGGGGGGTGCTTCTGTACCGACAGGAACATACGCACAAGTTACGGGCAATATCAACGGTGGATATGCAGGTACAAACGGATCAGGTGCTTATGCTGCAACAACCCCACCTGCTTCTAATCCATCAGCAATTGGATCAAATGGTGTGAACAGTGGAGATGGAAATGTTGGAGGAACAAGAACTCCGACGACAGTCAATCCAATTTCAGACTATAACAATTTGAGAACACTCTTACAGATCGCAGTTGGAGCATATCCAGTGAGAATGACAACAAGTGCAGGAAGTGCTGCAGCATCAGGCCCGGGTTCAGGGTCATCTCCTTTCACTTGCTCAAAAGGTGGAGGAGCGGGAGCAGTTGGAGGTACTATCGGTATTTTTGCAAAACTTTGGTCAGGAAATGGAGTTGTTGAAGCAAAAGGAGGTCTTGGTGGAAACGGAGGAAATGGAGGAAGTTATGGTTGCACAGGTGCTAGTGGGGGAGGTGGAGGGAACGGAGGTTTCATTTTCATTTTTTTTGCAACAAAAACATATACAGGTACTCTTGTAGTTACAGGTGGAACTGGTGGAACAGCAGGAACGCCTGGAACAGCAGGTGGAGCGGGAGGAACAGGTCAAAACGGTGCAACAGGAAACACTCTTGAAATTAACGTATAATTTATATGATCAACGAAAAACAAATCACAGATCTTCTCAATAGTGGACAGCTTGTGGATATCAAGGACGGACTTCTCAATATCTTTGATATGATTATGAATGAAGGTGTCATCACATCAGAGGAGGATCTAGGAAAAATCGCGAAACTCCGCTCTCGTACTGAAATACATCTTTCATCATAAAATGAAAATACCCGGAGAAAAACTTTCATCCGAAAATATCAGTGAGATCATGTCCCTCTTCAAACAGGGACTTCCAATGCTCCGAATCGCTCAACAGTTCAACCGCCATCACTCGACAATCATCTACCATATACGAAGAAACCTAGCAAAAGAAGAAGGAACTCCACTAGTAAAAAGAACAATCCCGAAGCGCGCCTACTCCCCTTCTGATCATACAGAAAGTAGAGGGCGCGTTTTTGTATTCGCAAAGAAGGTGAAGACATACGACGACTATGAAGAAGAGGAGCGCGCAAGGCGATTCGAGAAGCAAGAGAAGTGTTCTCATTTTGAGATGGTGATGGTGATCAGATGTCGTGATTGTGGAAAAACTAAAGAGGAACATATCCGAATAAATGAACCGCATTGCGTGTTAAAATAAAGGAGTCCCGGTCGTGGTACATCGGGATGTTCTATCTTTTTTCAGTTGCGTTGAACGGCAAAAAACTCGCTGCATATTGCGAGTTTTTTGTTGTCCACATGCTAATTGTGGACACAGGTATTTTGTGAGGTATACTCAAAAAAGCCGAAAGGTATTCTTGCGGATCTTAAAAAGGCAATCACTCGCAAGGAGGTTGTCTTTTTAAGATCAAAAACAAAAAACTCTTTGGCTATTATTGACTAATAGTATTTTATGGCTACCCTAACAACTAAAAAAGGAGAAGTGGAGAAGGAGTTCAGTATCACACAACAACAAGCAGAACAGCTTCAAGAGTTCGTCTCAAATGACGCGTATGGTCCAGATGTAGAGATCAACGGAGTGAAGAAAAGTGAGATCATGATGATCACATTCGACAAGAAGGTTGAGAAGCCTTTCGTGTATTCTGTGCGCTTATCGTATAACAATGACGGCCAGGATGTACTCATCGGAAAGAGTGAATTGTCGATGGTGATGTGGGCTTTTATGAAGGATGCAAAAGCGATCTGCAAGAATGGAATGTTCAGAGGAAAAGATATCATCTCCGTGCTTCCGGACTATTCTTCAATGCTTGGATTCAATCGTGGATATGATCTGCAATCAGAGGACTTTCGTCT